ACTTCGTGGTTACTTGGATGAAGGGTTCTAGCCTGTATAACTAATACAAATAGGAGTATATAACTATGGCAATATCAAGAGCACAACTAGTTAAAGAACTAGAGCCTGGTCTAAATGCACTATTTGGACTAGAGTATAAACAATACGCTAACGAGTGGACTGAAATATTCGATTCAGAATCATCTGACAGAGCTTTCGAAGAGGAAGTAATGTTATCTGGTTTCGCGAATGCGGCAGTTAAACCTGAAGGTCAAGGAGTAACATTTGATGATGCTCAAGAAACTTTCACGGCTCGTTACACAAATGAAACAATCGCATTAGCGTTTGCAATCACAGAAGAAGCTATCGAAGATAACTTGTATGACAGACTTGCGTCTAGATATACAAAAGCGTTAGCAAGATCTATGGCAAGCACTAAGAATATCAAAGGCGCAGCAGTTTTAAATAACGGATTTGATTCTAACTATGCTGGTGGAGATGGTAAGGAGCTTTTTGCTACTGACCACCCTACATTAGCTGGTACGTTTGCAAATGAGTTATCGACAGCGGCTGAACTTAATGAAACATCATTAGAACAAGCGTTGATCGACATCGCAGCGTTCACTGATGAAAGAGGCCTTAAAATTGCAGCACAAGGAACTAAAATGATAATTCCTTCAGCGCTTCAATTTACTGCTGAGAGATTGATGAAATCTCAAGGACAGACAGGTACTGCAGATAACGATATCAATGCAATTAAAAGTATGGGAATGCTTCCGCAAGGATACGCAGTTAACCACTATTTAAGTGCATCTAAAAAATGGTTCGTTAAAACTGATGTACCAAATGGTCTTAAGCATTTTGAAAGAACACCTATCGCAACTAAGATGGAAGGTGACTTTGATACAGGCAATGTAAGGTACAAAGCTAGAGAGAGATACGTTTTCGGATTCTCTGATCCTAGAGGTGCCTTTGCATCAAACGCGACGTAATAACTAATAATTTTTGTGGCGGGACATTGTTCCGCCACAATCTTAAAATAGAGGTGAGAGAATGAAGAAATTCCTAGTAAAAATCAATGCATATCAATATGGCACAGAATTTGAAGTTTTGGCTGAAGACAGTGTTGAATCTATTGAAAATTCAATAGTTGACAAACTAGGAGAAAAAGGTGTAAAGTGGGAATATCTTGGAGAAATGAATGATCCCAAGATAAACAGAATAACCTATGAGGAGGTTGTTGATGGTACAAGACCTGTACAAACAAAAACGGTCCTTGGAGTTGAAGTGGCAGTTGGAGTATGAGCAACAAGGTAAATATACTCTGGATATGGTCAGGATTGATAGCGCAATTAGAGACGTTATCACTGAGATAAAACTCGAAGAGTCCAAAATAGCAGATAGACAAAATAACATTGAAATGTCTGCACCTAGAGTTTCAGTAGCTACTTAAACGCTACATTTTAAAAATCACAACATAGTCAAAGCCCTCTTGCGCTCTAGTTAAATCTACGCTATAAAGTAAGCACTATACAATTAATTAGAATACTGACGAGTATAGTCGACGGCCTAGAGACAGTATTCGGAAAACTAGGAGGATATAATTATGGCAACAACTACATTTTCGGGACCAGTAAAAGCGGGAACGATTAGAAATACAACTGGAACAACTGTCGGAACAGATGTTGACAATACAGGTTGGGTATTAATGGCACAATCAGCTAAGATTGTTTATGGTGCTAATGGTAGTACAACTGAAATCGCAACATTGCCGGCCAACAGTCAGATTTTCCAAATCACTTTAGATATTACAACTGTGTTCAATGCAGGTACTACTAATACGATTGATTTTGGAGATGGAACAACTGCGGATAAATATGCGGATGCATTAGCAGCTGGTTCATTAGCAAGAGTTCTTGCAACTTCAGATGTTTCTCAAATTGGAAACTTGGTTGATATAGGTACTTCTGACGTTACTGTCACAGCTACATATAATCAAACTGGAAGTGCAGCTTCCACTGGTGCAGCTACAGCTACTGTTTTGTACTTACAAAATAGAAACTTAAGCTAATAAATAATAATTAATTTAGTGTGGGCTTAGGCCCACACTAATTTTTAAGGAGAAAATTAATGAGTACATATCCAGTAGATATAAAAGCGAAAAGAATAACAAGCACTGCAGCAAACCAAGTAATTTTTGCAGGACCTGCAAGAATTTTAGGTTTTTCTGCAAACTGTACAGCAGGCGCAGGATCTATAGATTTAGAAGACAATGGAACTTCTATAGCAGTTTGGGGAACACCAAATGGTTCTTCAAGCCCAATGGTATATAATGTTACTTTACCAGGAACAGGTATTAAATGTAATACTAACCCAACGGTAAGTTTGACAACTATTGCTGATGTAACATTCTATTACGCTTAGGAGATTACATGGCGACGATTACTTTTACAGTCACTGTCGCAAGTGGCACGAACGCCTTCGGTACCGGTGATAAATTTTATATCAACGGGACAGTTAGTCCTGTTTTAGAATTACAAGAAGGCAATACCTATATATTCGATACTTCGGATAGTAGTAATGCTAGTGAAATTTTATCTTTTTCATCGACTAAAGATGGAACCCATACAACAGGGGGAGCAGAATATACTACCGGCGTTACAAAAACAGGAACGGCAGGTACAGCTGGAGCTAAAACAACTATTATAGTTGCACCAGTTGCAACCACAGGAGCGCCTACTTTATTTTATTATAATTCAGGTGCGTCGGGTACATCGGGAATGGGAAATACGGCAAACACTATTTCTCCCACTTCAGGAGTAACAAATAAATTTAATCCACAAATCGATGATATTATTGAAGAAGCTTTTGAAAGAACAAATATTAGAGGAACAAGAACAGGTTTTCAATTAAGATCAGCAAGACGTTCTTTAAATATTATGTTTCAAGAATGGGCTAACAGAGGAGTCCATTTATGGAAAGTCAAACTTGCTCGGGTACCATTAGTAGAAGGTCAAGCAGAATATAGTTATGCAACGGATTCAGTTAATTTTCCAAACGATATTAGTTCCCTTTTAGAAGCTTACTATAGAGATAATTCTACAATAACTGCGCCTGAAGATATTGCTTTAACCCAAATTAGCAGATCCGCATATAATGCAACTCCAAATAAATTAACCAAAGGAACTCCTTCTCAATTTTATGTGGAAAGAAAAATTAATCCAAGCATATTTTTATATGCTACACCAAGTTCAAGTGTGTCAAGTACAACTACACCAAGTAGTTATCAATTTTGTTTTTATTATCTAGCTCAAATAGAAAATCCAGGAGCATACTCAAACACGTCGGATGTTGTAAATAGATTTTATCCATGTATGATGTCAGGGCTTGCTTATTTTTTAAGTATGAAGTTTTCTCCTGCAAGAACACCGGAGCTGGAAAGAATTTATGAAAGTGAAATGTTAAGAGCATTGGATGCAGATAATCAAGGAACATCTACATTTATTTCTCCACAAACATTTTATGGAGATGGGGTATTATCATAATGGGAAAATTTGCTACAGGAAAAAAAGCCTATGCCATTTCAGATAGAAGTGGACTAAGATTTCCATATACTGAAATGGTTAGAGAGTGGAATGGTTATTTAGTCCATTATTCCGAATACGAAGCGAAACAACCACAACTTGAACCTAAACCAGTGGGTAATGATCCACAAGCATTACAGAATCCTCGAGTGCAGAAAAAAGCTACTGCGCAATTAATTTTATTAAAAAATAATCCTTTTGAAGTTGTTAACTATGGTGGGAACACTTATGTCAATGTTTATTCTTTAGACCATCAACGATCCGCGGGCGACGTAGTGAGATTAAGAGGGGCTCCTAGAGTAACAAGCGCGGGCCCTGGAGGAAGTGATGAGGCCGATCTCGTAAATTTACAATCTTTTGCTTCAATACCAGATATAGTAGGAGTAACTGATATTGATTCTACAAGTGGATTTACAATTTCATTGGGAAGAATAAATTCATCAGGAAGTGTAAGCGGAGCTACAACATCAGATTCTTTAACTAATCCTATTAGTTATTTTTATTTTCAAAGCACCGATACCGCAACAACAACAGATGTTTTTGGGGGCGGACAAAATTGTTCAGCTGGCCCTGTAACCTTGGAGGCATTATAATATGGCATATCTTTTAGCAGATTTAAGAACCGACATTAGAGGATACACAGAAGTAAGCTCAACTGTTTTAACAGATTCGGTGGTAGATAGAATTATTCAAAACTCAGAGAATGGAATTGAAAGAGCTGCTCCAACAGATCAAAATGCTCATTATGCCACATCAAATTTAGTTGTGGGAAATAGATATGTAACCATTCCAGATGACTTAAGATCAATTAACTATGCGCAATTAACAGATGCCGCGGGAAATCAAACTTATTTAGAACAAAGAGATCCTAGTTTTATGGCAGAATATTATTCTACACCTAATTCTAATTCAGTTACTATTCCTAAATACTACGGAAATTGGGATGAAACTTATTGGGTAGTGGCACCCACACCAGATAAAGATTATAAAATTACTTTAGCCTATAATAGAGAGCCATATAGCCTAACAGATACAGTAAATCCGACGACCGCTCCAGCAGCTACTAATGGGACTTATTTGTCTAATAAATATCAGGACTTGCTTTTATATGGGTGTCTGGTAAATACATATGGGTACTTGAAAGGACCGCAGGATATGGTACAATATTACCAATCGCAATATCAAAATGCGCTTACAACGTATGCAACTGAACAAATCGGTTACAGACGCAGAGACGAATATGAAGATGGTATGATTCGTCAACAATTAAGATCTCAATCACCATCAAGTTATGGAACCAAATAGGAGAAAAATATGGCAAATTATGTACCATACGAGTTTAAAAAAGATTTATTAAAAGGGAATTTTGATTTTCCAAGTGATACAATCTATTTAGCTCTTTACACAAGCGTTAGTGCTTATCCAGTAGCCAGTGCAACAGTATATTCTAGTGCAACAGCAGGACAAGTTGCAGCATCTGGAAACTATGTAACGGATGGCAGAACATGTGGTGCAGCCTCAGTTGCTAATGCAGGTTCACAACCTCAATCAATTTATCTAAACTTTGCAGGAGATGGAAGCGGAGCCAATACTATTACATGGTCAACTGCAACTATTACTGCAGCCTACGGAGTTATGTATCAAAGACAAGGCTCAGGCGGTACGGCAGCTAATCAAAGATTAGTAGCGGTTCTAGATTTTGGTGGATCGAAGTCTTCATCTAGTGGAGATTTTAAAGTTGTGTTTCCTACTGTTAGTACAGGAGCTGATGCAATTTTAAGTATAACGTAAGGAAAATAAATGGCACTCGTTTTAAACGATAGAGTAAAAGAAACTAGTACTTCAACTGGCACAAGTCAAACGACTTGGGCGTTAGCCGGTGCAGCTACTGGTTACCAAACTTTTAATAGTGGAATTGGAAGTAGTAATACTACTTACTATTGTATTTTTAATAACCCAGATGAATGGGAAGTTGGTTATGGAACTTTAAGTTCTT